TTTTTATGATGCAGTGAAGGAACTCTATGCTTCCGGCTTAATTCCAGGCTTACGCGGCGCTACGCTCGAATATTTGCCATTATCGGAGCCCATGCCTGCATCAACCACGGCATTCATGCCAGAATATCAATGCCAACAATGTCAGCAATGGTTAAGAGACGCCATAGGCGATGGTCTTGGAATCGGCCAATGCCTGATCAATAGCCGCCCTGACCTGCTCAAATGGCCAAAACAAAACGCTTGCAAACAATTTGCTGCAATCTGAGAGGAAAAAATGAGACCCACAACGATAATTTTGCATGAATCCCTAATCAGTCTTGCTAAAGGCATGATCAAGGCTTGGGAAGCCTGGTTAGAAGTCGCCAAAAAACAGGATTAAAGGACAAACCGCGATGGCGTTAATGAATCAATCCGAATTTGCCCGGCACATCAATGCTGATCGTAGCTATGTCACGCAACTAAAAGGAGCTGGACGCCTGGTGATGCAGGACGGCAAAGTAGACGTTGAAGCATCGATACAAAAAATCGACGAAACCAAGGACCCAAGCAAAAAAGGCGTATCAGAACGCCATGCTAAAGAACGCCAAACAATCAAAGCCAAGCCAGAGAGTAATGAGATTATCGGCAAAGAAATCGACAGTTACCAAAATTCACGGGCGAAAAAAGAAAAATATGCCGCCCTGCAAGCGCAAATCGCTTATGAAAAAGAAATAGGTTTGCTATTAGCCGCCAATGAAGTAAAGGCCGCCGTAGCGGATGGCGATGCCATTATTCGCAACCGTTTGGAGTCACTCCCTGATTTGTTATCCCCACAATTGGCGGCTGAAAGCGATGAGCAGAAAATAAGAGCCCTATTGATTGATCAGGTTGAACAGCTACTGGGTGATTTATCACGCAGTTTTCACACTTTAACCAAATAGCCAAGAAATGTACGAAAACGCCGCCCACCTAATCAACACTACCCGCGCCCGATCCTTCGCGCCGCGTAAAACATTAACCGTATCCGAATGGGCAGATTCTGAAATGCGCCTGTCTAAAAAGGGCAGTTCAGAGCCAGGTCCATGGCGCACCGATCGCAACCCGCCATTACGTGAGCCAATGGATTGTTTTTCAGCTAGATCAACGGTTCGTGATGTTGTATTGCAGTTCCCTATTCAATTTGGAAAAACCAGTGTAGCCGTCAACGCAATCGGCTATATCATGGATCACAGTCCAGGTCCAATCATGGTCTGCCTGCCTGGTGAAGTCTCACAAAAAAAATGGATTAACCAAAAACTGAACCCGATGATTGAGGAAACCATCGCCGTACAGCGGGCCTTAACCAGCATCAACAGCCGGGATTCTAGCAATACCAAAGATTTTAAAGACTTCATAGGTGGTCAACTCTACATCGAACACGCAGGCAGTCCAGCCAGGCTAAAATCCACTACCGTAAAATACCTTATCGTCGATGAGCTGACCGAGTTTGCAAGCAATTTGATCTCCGGTGATGACCCTTTGATGATGCTGGAAGATCGCACCTCGGCATTCCCTGCAACCTACAAGCGGCTATATATTTCCAGCCCTGGTATAAAAGGCATTTGCCGGACCGACGAGCTATACCAAAAATCGGATCAACGCAAGTTCTACATGCCATGCCCGCATTGCGGCGATGAAATTCAGTTTGAATGGTCCGGCCTGCACTGGAGCCACGGCGGCAAGGATATTCGCTATGTTTGCCCCGAATGCGCCGCTGAATTCCATGAGCACCACAAAACCGACATGATTCATGCCGGGCGCTGGATACCGCAAAACCCCGGTGTACCTATGCGTGGCTATAGCATCAACGCCTTGTATTACCAGATAGGACTTGGTCCAAGGTGGGAAACGCTTGTTGACATGTGGCTGCAATCAAACAGTGACCCGGCACGGCTAAAAACATTTATTAACTCCCGTCTTGCCGAAGCTTTTGAAGACCCATCCATGAGAGCAGTAAAACTTAACGTGATAGCCGACCGTGCGGAAAATTACCGCCTGCGGGTTGCGCCGCTGGGTGTTTGCGCCATTACCGCAGGCGTCGATACCCAGGACAACCGCCTGGAAGTGCAAATAACCGGATGGGGTAAAGGCATGGCGTGTTGGGTACTGGATTATGTCGTATTAATGGGCGATCCTGCCGATGATGTGGTTTGGCTGGCATTAGCCGAACTGTTAAACCGGCCTATCGAGCATATCAACGGCCACCTGCTTCCCGTGTTGGCAACCGCGATCGATGCCGGGGGGCATAGAACCGAAGCGGTGAAAGACTTTGTCCGCCGCCGCTTAATCCGTCGTCCGATGGTAATATTCGGCGCGGTGCCCAACAATGCCCCGATCCTATCAAAACCCAAAGCGCAGGATGTTGATTGGCGTGGCCGCTACGACAAACGCGGTGTAATGATTCAACACGTTGGCACGGTAGGCATAAAAAATAAACTGTTCGGGCGCATGGCAACCGATGGTGACAAGCCCGTCGATCAACGCTTATTACATTTTTCCGACGAACTGCCACAAGAATATTTCACTGGCGTTGTCTCTGAAACCTTTAACCCACGCACCAACAGATTTGAAAAAAAGCGCGGCGTCCGTAATGAGCCACTGGATACCCTGGTTTATGCCTACGCAGCCGCCTACCATCAGGAAGTGCGCCTGCATCTGCACACACAGGCGAAATGGGACGAGCTTTTAGCGCAGTATCAAACACCGCTAACCGATCCCATCCAGGCAAAAATGGAAGCCCTGCAACCGGTAGCAATCGAAACACCAAAACCGGCAAAGCCTGAAATCCATAACCCTTTTACTACAGATACATGGAGCGGAAGACTATGATTTTAGAAATACTCCGCGCGGCAATTGCTAGCGCAAAAAATACAGATGAAGCCGTTACAAACATTCAGAAATCATTAGGCGGCTGTGAAATATACATTCCGGTTCGCGACATCTCGATACGTAACCGGCAAATTGTCGATATGTTCAACGGTCGAAATCATACCGAAGTATGCAGTAAATACGGGATTAGTCTAAGAACCTTATATCGGTTAATCGATTAATGAAATTTATCTGCTACGAATGCAAAAAACGATGTCATTATTTATTTTCGGATGGCTGTTGTGGTTATTGCACTTTTTATGTTTAAAACTTTAATAGGAAAAAAATGCTAAAAATAATACTTTTACCCATTTTCATGCTATCCGCTTGTAGCGTCATAACTTACGAAGCAAAGCCGGACGGCAGCACTATTGCCAAGGGCTATGAAATAGGTACAACAACGGCTTTATCAGGTGCGCAATTCTCAACCGACGGAAAAGGGGCAAGAAGCTTAATTTTAAATGGCTTTAGTGCCGATCAGGTCGAAGGACTAAAGCAAGTCAACCAAGGCTTAAGTCTGATTATAGAAGGTGCCGTAAAAGGCGCAAAATAGCAGGCCAATCATGAGTGAAGATTGGCAATACAAAACTGATGCGATCTTGCAAAAAGAAACCGATCCAAACGGAAAAAAACCAAACGAGGCCGGGGCAAAATTAGACGCTGGGAAAAACCGCTTAGGTCTGGTTTTGTTCGGCTTCGCGCGTGCTTTGCAAGAGGTTGGTAAAGTCGGTACTTACGGCGCTAAAAAATACACGGATAACGGTTGGGTAGAAGTCTCAGACGGAGAGCGCCGCTATACAGATGCGATGTTTCGCCATCTTTTCAATGAAGCATCAGGCGAAAAATTTGACCATGACACGGAAATTCTACATGCAGCACACGCGGCATGGAATGCTTTAGCCAGGCTTGATTTAATGCTAAGAAATCCATCAAACGACAATCAAACATTTTTATAAATTATTTGTAAAAAAATTTTGCCACTTTACCCCTAAAAGTGTCACAAAAAACCAGATATGCTTCAACCCTATGAAAATAATCATCCAAAACCTGAATCTTTCCATTTCAGCCTTCCCGGCTGATTTGCTTGATTTGCTCAATAACCAAACCGCTTTATTAGGAACTCTACAAATGAAAATTGAAGAAGTAAAAGCCAAGCTCGACGAAACTAACGCGATTCTCGAAAACGCGGTTAGCGTTCTTAACAAAGTGCAAGCTGAAGTCGTGGCGGTCTCGTCTGTCCAGGCGCAAACCATCGCTGACTTACAGGCACAATTAGAAGCTGTTGATACGGTTCCAGTTGAAGTTCAAGCCTCAATCGACACGTTAAACGGCACGGTCGGAAGCCTGATCACCATTGCGCAAAATCTTGATGCCATCAATACCGACGTAGTTGACCCGACACCCGAAGCACCCGTTTAAGTAACAGACATACCCGATGTTTAAACCGATGTACGGGATAATCACAGCATTCTGTATAACGCTAATTATCCTGGTATCCGTACTTTTATCATTATCTGACATTGCCAAATGACAACCGCATCCGAAATGCTCGATAAATACATCGCTGCCGAGGTCGCCATCCTGGAAGGCCAAAGCGTGCGTTTCGGGGAGCGTATTCTGACTCGGGCAAATCTGATTGAAGTGCAACAAGGCCGCCGTGACTGGGAGAGACGCGTCAATGCTGAAGCCCGTATCGCCACTGGCGGCACTTCTCCCCGCTATCAAACGCCTGATTTTAGCTGATGAATTGGCTTGATTCTGCCATTGCTTCAATTTCTCCAGAGCGTGCCGTTCGCCGTATGCAAGCAAGAAACATTTTAGCCGCTTATGAAGCGGCTAAACCCACGGTTTTGCGCAAACAGAGCCGCGATTCAGGTAGCGGAAATCAGTGGGTAGCTCAAGCCGGTCCCAACTTGCGCAATCAAGCAAGGTTTCTTGATGGCAATCATGATCTAGCCAAGGGTGTTTTAAATGCCCTGGTAAATAATGTGGTTGGCGCGAATGGTATCGGTATCGAACCTCAGCCCCGTACTTTTGGCGGTGAAATTCATGACGAACTTGCCGACGCATTATTACGATATTGGAAAAACTGGATAAGAAAACCGGAATGCACTTTTACAATGGATTGGCCTTCTGCGCAACGTTTGTTATGCCGGTCATGGGTGCGTGATGGCGAAGTATTATCAAAAAATCTGACCGGTATTGTGCCGTTTTTTGATCACGGGACCGAAGTAAAATTCTCACTGGAATTATTAGAAGCGGATATGTGCCCGCTGATCTATGACGATCCAGGCAATAGAATTATTCAAGGTATCCAGCGTAACGGCTGGGGCAAGCCTATAAATTATTATCTTTATCGCGAACATCCAGGCGATATTAATGTATTCAGCACTACAGCGTTGAATGTAAGCCCTGTTAGCGCTGATCGAATCAATCATTTACGCATCCGTGAGCGTATTAGCCAAATACGCGGCGTGTCAGTTTTTGCCGCAGTGATGACTCGACTTGATGATGTCAAAGACTACGAAGAATCCGAACGCATTGCGGCAAAAATAGCCGCGTCGATGGCCGCCTTTATCAAAAAAGGCCAACCGGATATGTACGATCCCACTGCTGACGGTTCGGCACGATCATTGCGGTTTTCTCCCGGTATGGTCTTTGATGACCTTATGCCTGGTGAAGAAATAGGCATGATCGATACGAATAGGCCAAACCCGCAATTAATCGAATACCGCAAAGGCCAATTAAGAGCAGTTGCCGCCGGTGCTGGTGTTAACTATTCAACCATAGCACGCGATTATGACGGCAGTTATTCAAGTCAACGCCAGGAACTTATAGAAGGATGGTCAAATTACAGCGTTTTAACCAATGAATTTATTAGCGGCATGATCCAGCCAGTTTGGGAAATGTTCGTAAAAATGGCTGTACTTGATGGCCTGGTAAAAATCCCGGCTGATATTGACCCTTTATCAATGGATGATGCTTTATTTATCGGTCCGTCCATGCCGTGGATTGACCCATTGAAAGAAATCAAAGGCAATAGTGAAGGCGAGCGTTCAGGCTATATCGCCGGACCTGAAATCATTCGCAAACGCGGTGGTAATCCTCGTGATGTGCTAGAGCAGGAAGCCCGCTGGCGCAGACAATTAAAAGCCGCCGGTCTGGTAAGTTCCAGTGACCCGGCTAACGATAACCCAATAAACCAAGGGGCAAACAATGCCTAAACAATGGTACGAAATTAAAGCCAAGGGCAGTAAATCGGCTGAAATTAACATTTATGGCGACATTGGCGAAAGCTGGATGGGTGATTCAGTCACCGCCCGGCAATTTGTTGCTGATTTGTCCGTGCTTGATGTTGATCAATTGACAGTCCGTATTAACAGCTATGGCGGCTCGGTATCCGATGGCATAGCAATCTATAACGCCATCAAACGCCACAAGGCCACCACCACTATAGCGATTGACGGTGTTGCCGTCAGCATTGCTTCATTAATCGCTATGGCAGGCGATAAGGTAGAGATGGCCGACAATGCCTTGATGATGATTCATGCCCCGTGGGGCGGTTCAGTCGGCAATTCCAAGGATATGCGCGATATGGCCGATACACTGGATAAATTCGCGCAAGCCATGAGTACCAGTTACGCAGACAAAACCGGCAAAACTATTGATGCCGTTATGAGCTGGTTAACCGATGGCGTTGATCACTGGTTTACCGCTGATGAAGCCGCTGCTGAAGGCCTGGTCGATTCAATAACCGACGCCATGCCGGTTTCCGCTCATTTTGATTTGAATAAACGCTATAAAACCATTCCGGCAGCCGCTGGAATATTTACTCAACCTCCCCAGGAGACTACCATGCCAGATAAACAGGCAGCACAACCGGCGGCGTCCGTACCACAAACCGTCATTACGCACGAACCTGTAAGTCAACCACAGGCAACAACTCAACCTAGTGCAGCGGAAATCAGAACCCAAGTATTAGCCGATGAGACTCAACGGCGTACTGACATTCGTGCAAAATTCACCCCGTTTGCAAAAATGAATGGTGTTGCTGATCTAATGGCGCAATGCCTCGATGATAGCAATATCAATGTCCAAGCCGCTGTTGACAGACTGCATTTAAAGCTGGGCGAAGGCCTGGAGCCTACCGCCGGAAACTTTGCGCATCGTGTCGACACCGGCGAAACTGATATTGAGAAATTCGCGCGTGGTGTGGGCCAAGCGATCATGGCCCGCAGCGGTAAAGACAAGCACGATCCACAAAACGAATTCAGAAATTACCGACTTGAAGAAGTTGCAAGGGCCTGTTTAGAGCGTGCCGGCAGAAGTATTAAAGGCATGGGCCGCGTGCAACTTGTTGAAGCGGCTTTAGCTATGCGTCCTTATGCTTCCGGTTATGGGCAATCAACCAGTGATTTTCCGGTTTTGATGGAAAATATCATGCACAAACAGGTTTTGACCGCCTTCCAGGCGACCCCGGATACCTGGTCAAAATTCTGTAAAATAGGCACAGTGACAGATTTTCGCGAGTGGTTGCGTTTACGCACCGGATTCATTGGTGACATCGATACCGTAAATGAAGCAGGTGAATACAAACGAAAAGACATTCCTGATGCTGCAAAAGAAGGGATCACAGTTGTACGTCGCGGTAATGTGATCAGCATCACTCCCGAAGTTATCATCAATGATGATATTGGCTTTATTGCTGATTTGACCACTAACCTGGGCCGTGCAGCAAAGCGGACCATCGAAAATAAGGTTTTCGCCTTGTTGGCAGCTAATCCGACCATGAAGGACGGTTATGCCCTGTTTTCAACTGACCATAACAACTATCAAGGCACTGGTGCTGTTCCATCGGTTGATAGTCTTGAAGCTGGGCGCGTGGCAATGGCTAAGCAAATGGATGTTAGTGGGAAAGAGTACCTAGATGTTAGACCTAACATTTGGGTTGGTCCAATAGGTAAAGGTGGCGATGTTCGTGTCGTTATTAACTCTACATACGATCCTGATACACCAAACAAAATACAGCGTGATAATAAAGTCAGGGGAATGGTTCAGGAAATAGTTGATACGCCCCGCATCACAGGAACTGAGTGGTATCTATTTGCCGATCCTATACAAGCTGCCGTTATCGAAGTCGGATTCCTGGATGGTCAAACCGAGCCAAGATTGGCAATGGAAGAAAACTTTAATACTGCCGGTATCAGTTATCGCGTGGAATTGCCTTTCGGTGTTGGTGCAGTGGGCTATGAAGGCGCTTACAAAAACGCAGGCGCTTAATAGCCACACAGAGACAGCCTAGGCTGTCTCTACCACAACCCTTTTAAGAGAATATTATTATGTCAAACAAATATGTAAAGCCAGGCGATGTCATCGACTGGACAAACGGCACCGGTTCAGCCGTCGTAAGCGGCCAGCCTGTTGTTATCGGTAAACAGCAAATGGGTATTGCCTTAGTAGCCATCGCCAGCTTGGCAGTAGGTTCTGTTGCCAAAGAAGGCGTATTCCAACTGGCAAAAGATACCAGCATGGCCGTTACTCAAGGCCAGCGCTTATTCTGGGATGCTTCAGCTGCTAAAGTTGTTAATGCGGCTGCAATCAATACCTATTTCATTGGTTTTGCTGATCAAGCCGAGCTGGCAGCGACAGCAACCGTATTAGTTGATCTGGAAGAATTCGCTGAAGAAGGGCCGCGCACGCTAACGCTTGCCGCCACCGGCGCACAAACGTTAAACCTTGGTGATTTTGGCGGGAAGGACTTAATTATTTTTGCCCCCAACACCGCCGCGCAAACGATCAATTTACCAGCCGTTGCAGCTATTCCAACAGGTTCAAAGCTGTTTGTTAAGAAAACCGATGCGACAGCTCAGGCCATCACGATTGATCCTAACGCATCTGAAACCATCGCAGGCGGCGCAACATTCGCCACGCAGGATGCTAATAACGATCTGGCGCAGTTCATTAACAATGGTACTGCCTGGATATTGATGCATTCAACCATTGCTTAAAGCGTGTTGCC